AATCTTGAATAAGGAGTAGTAGAACTAAAGTCTCCACCGAAGTTACCTTCTATTACAAAGATATCTACAAAGAAGTCAGATATTAAACTATCTTTATTTAAAAAGCCTGGTACATTTGCAGCACCATACCATTCTTCAACTGTTACAGCAAAGGCTAAAACATTTTGTGGTGCAGATTTTTTAGCAATTACTGATATAGGATTCTGTCCTAAATTTGTAACGTCTAATAAATCATTTACTTTAGTTGCACCTAATTTAGAAGTATTAGCACCAACATTAGTTAAAAAGTCTGTTGTTGATGGATAAAAGAATTTATCTCTATTATAAAATTTTTGGTATTCATACAGTGCGCCTGCATTTGCTTGTACTTCGTCTGGTGTTGCTGCTGTAGAATATCTAATTGCATTAACTTTATCATCAGCATCTAAGCTTAATAAGTTAAGTGCAAGAATAGGTCCTCTTTCCAATGCAGCTAAACAGCTTCTATGGAAGAAAGAATCTTTTCTTTCTAAATTTCTATCTATATCACCGTATACTTGCTTAAAGAAAGCAGTATCAGGAACAAAGACTGGTGTATTAAACGGGCCTGTCTTAGAAAAACCGACAATAAGTCGTGTTTGATTTGCAGGGATACTTACGACTTGACTTTTATCAAATTCAAACCTATATGTTCCTGCAGCCTTAAGAGAAGCGATTTTCGGATCTAGTGCCATCTTGTATTATATTTTTTTATTATTTGTTTTTTTATATATCCACTAAGCAACTACTTTTTATACTAAGTCATAGATATCAAAATTAAGATTTCCACCCTTTGAATCCTTTTCAAGAATTTCATCAATTTGGTTTTGTACTAATGGGTCCATTTCATCATACAACTCTTCAACAAAATCTGAATAGTCTAAAGTGGTAAAGAACTCCGAACTATTTATACAAGTCATGATTAAATCATCATTACCTAATTGACCTGCATATGATCCATTTGGTAGCTTACCAAAGGTTGAAGATTCTTTTACTGTATCCTTATCATAAATTCTTATTTTGTTTTGAGTAATATATTTTTTGAAGTTTTGACAAAAAATAGGTTTATTATCTTTCTTTACTTTTAAACCAAATTGTTTAGTTCTAGCATCTACTCTGTGTTTAAACTTAACTACACTTTCTTCATCAAAATTATTTCTTTGAGGAAATACAGTTTCCATTCTTTTTATAAGTTCTCCACCAAACATATTCCATTCAATAATAAGTTTAACATTTTCAGAGTAAAATAAATCAAATCCTAAAATATAAAGTGTTTTAGCAAATTCTTCAATAGTATGTGAATTACTTCTAAACCTTCCTATTTGTCTAATACCAAAAAAATCTACAAAACTCCCAGGTGTTGTTACACCCTTCCAATCTTCTTTATCTAGCATTTTTATTTGAAAGATATTAATTACAGAATAATCACCACCTGTACCTTCTGCTATATCTACAGAAAATACCCAATAATTATAATCTTCTTCTATTTCATCAAGATTAAAATTAGGATGCCATAATAAACCAGAATAATCAATTTCTGCTTCATCAAAATCAGGAATTTCTTTATGAACAAATTCTACTTGACCGCTTACTAGTTTCTTTAAATTTGCGGCACTTAATAATAATGAAGAATTAGCAATAAATTGATTTCCATATTGTCTATTAAATGCTTCATCACTTCCTAAGTTGGCAACTTCTTGTTTCATCCATGCATCATCTCTCCCAGGTACATCCCACCAATCTACTCGGAATGGTGTATATTCACTTAATCCTTTATCAGCAGCTGTATAGATGTCATAGAACTTATTAAATCCATTTGGTGTACTAGTTATAATTACTTTTGAATTTGCTGATGCGGATACGGTAGGATATACGTTTTCATAAAAAGTATTTACAAAGTTTGCAGGTATATGTGCAAACTCATCCATAAATAATAAATGAATAGTAAAACCAATTGCTGCTTTCTTTGTGGTTGTCTGACCTATGATTCTACAACCATTATCAAATTTAGAATTAAACACATCCCATTTAAGAGTACCAGGCTTGATAAAGAAAGGTAAGTGTTCTAATATAGTTTTACCTTTATCAATAATTTCTCTTGTTGTAGCACCCTTATTTGAAAGTATTAGCGAATTTTTATCAAAATTAAATACAGAATACCATGCAATAAAAATAGATGAACATATTGTTTTACCAACTTGTCTACTTGCTAAACATATATTAAATCTTTCAGCTTGAAATTGCCTTAACATTTCTTCTTGATAAGGTCTTAATTTAATTGTCTGTAAACCTTCATCAGTCATTACAGTACAGTAGGTATTTGCAAAGTATACAATATCAGTTGCACACTTTTTAATTTCCTTTAATTCTTCAGGAGTATAATTAAATACAATATTACCTTTTCTTAAATTAGGATTCCCTTCATAGAAAGGTGTAGACTTTGGTTTATAACCTTCGTCTAATGCTAACATTAATTGTTCAACCTTTTCTGAAGTCCATGCAAAAGACTCAGCACCTTTAGATACTTTAAATTCAAATCCTGCTGATTCTGCTTGTGGTCTAGGCATCTTCTTCTATAATAGCAAATACGTGGTTTTTATGAATAGCTTCAAATTCTACATCATTTAAAGTTACCATTGTACCTTTGCCCATATTTTTTAATATTACAGCACCTGTTTTGATTTCATCACAACCACTTTCAATAACCTTAGCTACACGATTATGTTTAGGTGGAGGAATAATTAATCCACTTGGTGTTGTAGTTTCTTTTTGTTTAATTTCTTGAATTAACAAGTAATTATTCTTCATTTTCATTGCTATCGACATCTTCTATATCTTCTTCTTTAATTGTATCTTGTAAAGCTCTCATTAAATCTTTCGTTCCTCTTGACTTAATACCACTTTGTTTATTGGATCTTGAATTTTCTGTAGTATGATAAACATCAACATCACGAGATATCTTTTTAGCATTTTCTTCAATAGCTACCATATACATTGTTTGACTTTTAATAATATCTAAAAGAGTTCTTTGTAAATCACTAAGTACTTCAAACATTCTTGGTGATACATCACCTTCATGAATTGTTTCCATTAATAAGGTAATAGCGGTTTCACTATTTTGCATTTGTCTTATTAACATAGATAATGCAGATTCATCTAATGCAGCTTTTGCTCTAATGTATTCATGTTCTGCAATAATATCTTCACTTAAATAAAAAGTTAATAAACTATTCATTACAGATTCAGCTTTTTGTTTAGCTTTAACTAAAGCAGCACTCTGTCCACTATCTACTCTCAAAGGTTGTAATTCTTCAGAATTATTTTCTAAACCTTCTACTTCATCAGGTAGATCATTTAAGAGATCTCCTAAACTATCACGAAATTTATCTTTCGATTCTTCTTTCATATAATTACTAAATTTATATTATATATTCCAAGTTTATCTAGGATTAGTAGCAGTTGGTAACATTAATTCTGGAGAGGCATTATCTAACAATAATGCTAAGTGAGAATCTTTTACTACATATTGGCTTAGGATTAATTCTTGTAATTCTTCTTCAATTGGTTGACTCCAAATTCTTATATTAGTTAAATCTGTTTCACATCCTAATAATTTCCATGCATAACCTTCAACCATACCAGTTGCAGGTATCGTTAATGTTTTAATGTATACAGATTTCAAATCAGATGTTCTATCAGGATTTATTGCCTGTGCATCCTCAACAGTATTATATAAGAATAATGAAAGTTGCTTAGACAAATTATTTAAATTAATTACTGCTGCATACCATTCATCTTTTGATAGAGATACATTTCCAAGATCATATTTATAGTATGTATTAACTCCTGAATCCTTTAAACTAATAATAAACCAATTAGTGGTATAAGTAAAACTTGCTAATATCTCTTCAGGGTTTTGATCAGTATCATATTGTAAAAAAGTATTACTTACTTCTTTTGCAAATTTTGCAGTAGGTGTAATTGTACTATCTATGTATGGAGTATCTAAAGTTACATCATTACCTGTAACTGATTTAACCTTTTGTATACCATTATAAGAATTCGTTCCTTTTATAGCTAACCAATCACCTTCTTTTATTACATCTGTTGTTGGTGCGGTTGGTAATCCTGATGTTGCCAATTGAGGAAAACCATTGTTATCTGTAATTGAAGTTACTAAAATATTTTTTTGAATAGGTGTTTTGTATTTAGGCCTAAACCAAAATGTAAATGCTCTATTCTCTTCACTAGTCCAACCACCTTTATATCTATATTTAACTGCAAGTGATCTATCTGTTAAAGTACCTAATGCATAATGATATTTAGAAATGATAGTCCAATTATTATAAAGATTTTCTTCTGTAATAGACATCTTTTTATTTAGAGCTCTTCTTACATAATCATTGGCTTGACTACCTATAGTATTATACTCATTAGGTTTTCTTACATCTTTAAATTCATTCTCTCTTTCTACCCTAAACTTATCTTCTACATTTGAAGTTAGTGCATCTGTTTCTACTTTAATGGCTTCACTTATAGCTTGTTGATCTGCTGTAGCATTTTCACCACCATCATATAATACATTTGTTCTTTTTTGGAATTGAACAAGGCTTACTCTCCAATAAGATCCCGTATACATAAAGTCATCAGCTTCAGCCATTGCATCCACCTCATACATTCTATTTAAAAATTGTTCAAAATATAAATAGTCTCTCATTTGAGGTTTTGACCCAACCCCAAAGACAGCTTCAAATGCAGATTTTACAATATGAATTTCAAATTGAACTGGAAAATCCATCATAAGTGGATTAAATGCAATATCCCTTGTAGGTAATTCGTTATCAGGAATCATTATCTTTATATCACCTGAGGCTATAACATCAAATAATGAATATTCTTTTAAAATAACATCTTTACTTCTTTGGTCAGCTTTAGTTTTATAATACTTAACACAGAATCCAAATAAATTACTAGCCATTGCAGACAACTGTGTATACATTTGACCAGCTCTAGATATATCATAAGGATTCCATCCACTCCCACAACAGTCAAATGCTAAATTTAACGCCCCAGAACAACCATCAGCGCCTTCACAACTAATTTGAGGAACTTTACATATTATTCCACCATCAGTTACAACCTCTAAAGCAATAGAATTAAATGTTAATTCACAATCACCTACTTGTGTATAACGGTATTGAATCCAAAATTTATTTTTAGGATTTAATGATAATGCTTCTAGATTAGCATCTGTTAAAGTTACCCAATCAGAATATGTTACACCATCAATACCCCATCTAAAATCTTTAAGATAGTAACATGATGTACTTTCTCCTGTAATAGAATCAGTAAAACTTAATACTTCTACTACATTTTCATAAGGTGATTGAATACTAACTAATAATTGATCTCCGTTAGCATCTGTTGATGATCCATTTACCGCCATGTTATGAATTTATTTGTTGGTCTTCTCCGCCTTCTTTTTTCTTTGCCCATATTTTATCAGCTGATGCTAATCCTAAACCTCCAATGCATATAGCAGCTACGGCATTTACGATTGCATCTGATACAGGTTGTTCGGTATATAAATTAATAAATAATGCTGCACATAATGATAAGCCTGCAGTAATACCAATAAATCTTTTTGAGGAAGGTGTACCCTTTTCGTCTCTTAAAAGTCCACTAATCCAATTGATAATCTTTTTCATATAGAAACAATAATTTGTTTATATATTCACTATCAATAAGGAGTATAATCAGTCTTAACTAATAATATAGGATCGTCTTCTTCTATCTTAGGATCTACTGCTGTGATTACATCAAAGACTTCTAATATTTGAGCCTCATCTAAATCTGAAAGAATATCAAATAACACTGTGGCTTTTATATAAAAATAAGCAGATCTTTCCAGGTATTTATTTTTCATAATACCTACATCCATAAATCTTTTGTTGAAATTATCTAATTGTTCTCTATCTAATAATTTAGTTAAATCAAAAGTACCTTCAATTATATTAAAATGAAAACTTACAATTTCTCTATTACCATCAACTTTTACTAACCTAGAAAATATTTTATCATTTGATATTTTAAATGTAATTTTAGTAAGATTAGGCAATCTATTAATTATAGATTGTAAAAAGAATATAGAATTAGGTTTAAAATTAGGATTAGGTAATAATTCTTGGTTTAAAGTTTTAGACAACTCGGCTCTTAAAAATGCTGAGGTTCTCATTGCTCCAAGGAATCTTTCTAAAGAAAGAGTAAACTCATTTTTATTATTACTTTCATTTTTACATTCATGTTTTACGCGAGAGATAATTAATCCATCTATGTAATCATTACTGTAAAGAGTAAAAGAAATATGAGTTGGTATTTCTAATTCAAATTTATTATCAATCAACATCATTACTCATCTGTTTTTCTAAAGAACTAATCGCTTTTTTAATTTCAGATGGCATATGTTTCATGGCTTCTTTAAAATCTCTTTCACCAATTTCATTTAATTTAAGATACATTTCTAAAGCCTTTGGGTCTGGTTCCCATTTCTTTACTTTTTTAGAAGCTTTGGTTTTTGTATAAATAAAACCTGGCACTCGGTTAAATTTAGATGCTACCATTCTCCATGCTTCTGCCTGCCCTATTGCATCAATTTTTAATGCATTAAACAAATTTGCTTGAACGGGAAATTTGATAGACATAAACCTATTTGTCATAAATGAATTTTTAGATTTATCATATCCTTTTAATTTCTCCCATTGTGTATCTTTACCAAAAAGAACTTTAATATAATCGAATAGTTTCATTACCTTTTATTATTTATATGACTAACTAGTTTATTTGTTTATCTAGTTATTGTAATTTTTCCCAAGTACGTGAATTAATTTTAGTAGAAGGATTTTCTGCCATTTCTTTATAAAGATTCATTTGATATAAATAGCCTTGTGGAAAAGCATTAGGATTTTTTTCTACCTCTTCTTGTTTTCTTTTAAACGTTTCTATACCCATTCTTTGCCCCCATGACCATTCACCAATATGTTCAATATAATTTTGTTTATCTTTACTATAAAAAGAAATACACCAATCATTACTATAACCAGTACCACCAGTAACAAAACTTTTATAAGCACCCATTACTTTAAATAGACCACCTTCACATAATATATGATCATCTAATTCAATCATCACACCTTTTAATTGTGGTAGTTCATTATTTCTCCATAACCTTAATGCATTTAATAAAGGTTTTGCTTTAGTTAATGAAAATGAAGTATCAAATGTACCGTTCCCAAAATGATCAGAACTTACAGTATGAAAATCATTCCATTCAATCAGTGGTAATTGGTGTATGTATTGTCCTTCAGGGTGATCTGGCCAATACCAATTAAATTGATACGGCAGTGCTACTTGAAAACATCCATCATTTTCGTTTAGGTAATTAATTAGATCATCAATTTTAATATGATCCTTGATTATTAAATCATCTTCTTGGTGCCATATAAAATCATATTCTTTTTCTAAATTTTCTAGAATTTCATATGATGCCTTCCATGAATTTGTTAAGCCTAAGTTCTTTTCATGGAGTCTTACATAATTATAACCATGAGTTTCGGCTAAAAATTTAAAAGTTTCATCATCTCTATCAGTAGGCATATCATCAATAAATATACCATCAACTTCGTGATTACCCCAATCTATAAATTCTTTTGATGTTTCTAATGTAGGTATTAAAAATTCTAATCGATTTGTAGACCAAATGATTTTACATATTTTCATTTACTAAAATATTTTTCCTTTACTCTTCTTATTTGTAATAAATGAAAAATCATTGCTATCATCATCTTTATCTCCTTTAAATATAGCTGATTTGATTGCTGAATTATCATCTCCTTGATATTTAGTATTTTCTAATAAGGATTTCATTGTTGAAACTGAAGGTAGCTTTAATTCATTAACATTCATTTTT